CCTATTTTGTTAGGGGCCACCTTTAGATGGCTGATTAAGTCATTGATGTTTTTAAGGATACCGTTTGCCTGTTGCACATCGCCCAATTGATCGGTTTTGCGCCACCAGGCTTCGTCAGTGTAGAGGATGTGGTTTTCGTTGGCAACGAGCGTTTTCAGCAAATCATATGTTTTTTGGTAGCCTTCAGCGTTCCATTTGTCGCCCGTGGAAAAATCTTCCGTTCCTTTGTAGCCGGTGGTGTTGTAGTAAGGGGGGTCTACCAACGATAGCACGTGCTTGCCCTTAATGCCTTTGCTGGCGACTGTGTCGTAACTGCTTGCGGCTGGCAGGTATTCATAACTTCCGCCACGCTTTTTGAATACTTGCGCCTGTTTGTGCGCTGCGGCCATTTCGGTGATGGTTTTGGCCAAAAACTTATCGGCAACCGTGCCGTCTGGCAGCACCATGTTTGAGGGTTCGTGTATTTTTAAGCCCCGGTTGTTGATGGCGAGGTCGCCCAGTGCCGATAGTAAAACTTTGCCTTCTTCGGATAACTTGTGCGCGCCTGATGTCCGTGCTCTAATTCTAGCAGCATCATTTTTAATCTTACCCATACCCGCCAGCACGTCAACGATATCCGCCAATGCGGATGGCGACACGATGGGTTTTGACTTTTGCACATCAACACCATCTTCCTTAACCGTGACCTTGTTGAGCCTGAACTCTTCCAGCAGTTTACGGTACACGTCCAATGCGCCGGTGCGCTTCAAATCCTCATAAAACTTGTCTCCCCTTTCATGCATCCATTCGATGCGCTTGATGCGCAGCGGGTTAATATCGCCTATGCGGATGGTTTTCACGTTGGGCAGCACTGCGTTCGCCAATGACGTACTCCACATGCCGCCGCCACCAAACCAATCATCAATATGGGTAATGTCCAGCCTATGGGCAAGTGCATTCAGTGCATTGACAGCCATGCTTAACATGGTGCGTTTGTTGCCTTTGAATGTTGGAATTCCCATAGCAATGTCCGAATCCTTATCAAATGCATTTTTCGCTGCAAGTTTGCTACTGTCAATTGCGTCCACGTTGTGAGTGGCATCCGTGTTTATCTTGCCAACATCATTAATATAATTTTTTGCCGAACCATAAATGACAATGACTTCATTCCGCTTTTTGTAAATCCTTGAATAATCTAACAATGACTGGCTTGGAACAAACGTCTTTTCTATAACTTCGCCTTTCGACTTTGCCGCCCAAGCATCGGCTTGTTCTTTGCTTTTTGTCCATAACTGCAATCGACCATCATTTTCATTGTTGGTTTTTACGCGGTACAGCTTTGTTTTTCCTTTCAGGCGTTTCTTTCTTGCTATTTTTATGATTTCATCGGACGGGAAAGACATATTCCCTTTGTTTATAAAACCATTTATCCACGCAACCAGATTTTTTCCTTCAAAAATAGGAAGCCCAAAACGATTACCAACAATGATTTTGGATTTTTCCGTATTCACCAAATAATTGACACGCGCTTTTAATTTTTCTATGGCATCGCCCGTCAAATGGTTTTCCTTTGCCAGCCTATTCAACATCTCACTGGCTTTTAAATGCCCCATGCCAATGAATGTTTCGGCTATAGGATGAGCCAATTTCCTGATAATTTCGCCTATATTATTTTCTGATAGCGTGTTTCCAGTGTGATCGCCATCATTGATTCCGGTGGTTTCTGTTTTGTTTTTTTCATTTCCTGTTTTTTCATTCAATGATCCTGGCTTATTTTCAATTATATTTTCTTTTGGCTTAGGTTTTTCGCTATGGTTTACAGCCTTATGTTTATTGATTTCATCAATATGTTCTACGCCAATCACATCACTGGGTTTGGTTGTACCCATTTCACGATATTTTTTGTAAACAGAAATATATGCCCCATGAAACTGCTCTATTTCCAATGATTCGACTGCATCCTTGCCAAACTTTGCGCTAAGCATGTCCAGCACATATTTGGAAGCGTCCTTAAATTGATAATAACCTTTCATGATGGCGGCTTCCATTAGCTGAGCCAAGATAGGCACCAATTTTGCTTTATTATGCTCAGGAACTGCCTTTAATGAGTTTAAATCCCTTAAATAATCACCAAACTGCGCCATCGCATCATCCCATAATGCATCTGCCTTTTCTTTGCCGGTAAGCTCATGTGGCTTGTCTTGCCCCATAATGACAGGCTCATTGTTGGGTTTGCTTTTCGTTTTTATGTCAACTGGCTTGGTTTCCGCCTGTTTTTTGGCTATCAGGTGGTTGGCATAGTCATAGGCTATTTTTCCCAGATTAATATCCCCTACGGTGTAATTGTGTTTTACGCCAGCTAATTTTTGTTTCTTGTTGAACTCGTTTTGCTCTTCGTTTGTCATGCGATTCCATTGTTCGCGTGTCTTATCCTTTATCTTTTTTTCTTCATGCACTTCCGGTATTGCACCCCTGTCAACCAACTCCCTTACATGGTTTTTTATTGTGTCGGCTACACCGTCCATGTTCACACGTTCAGAAAGCCGTTTTACAACGGTGGCTTTGACATGTGGCTTAAGGTTTTCGCCAAACCCGTCGATGTCCTGCATCTCGGCGTTTTTATCAGCATCTTTTTTGTCCTGTTCCGCCTGCTTCTTGTCCTGTTCTTTTTTGCGCTTGGATGCTCTCGCTTCTTCCGCATTTTGTTGGTCTGCATATTGCCTTGCTTCATAAAGGTTAAAAAAAACAGCATCTCCACCAATACCATGCCCGCCGTTTAAACGCCTTTCCCTATTTTCGCTTGTCTCAACATAATGCTTTATACCCCGCGCATCGTCATAAATGCGTGTGCCGTTATGCTCATACTCCTTTCTGTTTTTGTTAACCAAATCAACAAATTTTTCATGCAATATTGCCGCCGCCGCTTTTGACAGCTTTTTTTCTTTAACGATCTTGTTGTAATATCCATTTGCAGTATTGGGGCCATCCTTCAAATATATGTCAAACAGGGCTTGTGCTTGTGCGTCAACAGGTTTGGTTTCCGCGCCAGCCTGAACCGGCGCGGCCCCATTCAGCAGCGATCCTTTTTGCCCTTCGCCGGCATCGGCGCTTTCGCTGGTGCTTTTTGCTTTTTCATCGGTGTTATCCGTGGTTGTGGTGGCCTCGTTAGAGGGGTTATTGGTTTCTTCAGGCACTAAATCTTCGCGGCGCACGGGTATTTTTAACGGCTCGCCATTCCTTGCCTTATATCCGTTCAGCTTGTCTTTGCCGCTGTCCAACTCGTCTTGGCTGATATGCACCAACATGCCGTTGGCCTTGTTCTTGAACTTAACCAATTTTGGTTTTTCCGGTTCAATCGGTGTCGCATCATCCGCTTGCCACTCTTCACCATGCTGGTCAACATAGGTGTTTTCGTCTGTTTTGATGACGGGCGTTCCGTCATTCAGCTCATGGGTTGGCGTGAATCCCGCTTGGCTTCCCGTTGCATTTTCATGTTCTCCAGCGCTTCCTTGAGCTGCTTCCGCAACAGGTGCTGGTTTTGTAGTTTCAGCATTGTTTTCTGGTGTTCCTAGATTTATTTGAAATTTGAATTTGCCGTTCTCTCTCGCGCGTTGCGTTGCTTCATGATCGGCATTGTTTTCAGTTGTTTCGGTGTTATTTTCTGGTGTTGACGGGGCTTTAGTTATTTTTATAAGCGCGTCGTTCAGCGCATCAAAATACATGCCATGAATAATTTTATTGGTGCGCTCTTTTAATGGAATTTCAATTATTTTTTTAACAAAGTCCAGCCCGTCCTGCTCGCTTGCGCCATTTTCCGTAAAGCCTTTGATAAGCTCGTTACGGTTATGCAACGTACCCTCAGCGGTTGCTATCAAATGTGGTATGCCTATCACGGGCTTGGGATTGCCTTTCAGTGCCATGTACATTTCACGCTTTGCCTTTACAGGATCGCCATGTTCCGCCAGCCTGTCTTGGTAAAATTCATGTGCGCCAATCTGTGAGCCGTCATCAAAAACAATGGTGTTTTTCGTAACTGGTTTGTAATGTCCTGACTGGGAATTTTGCGGAGTTTCTGAATTATCGGCATCCTGTTTTCCGGCATCTTCTGTTTTCTTAGGCTGCAACAAATGCCCACCACCACCCATCGCCGCGCCCATCACGCCACCGGCAATACCGCCCTGTATGGCAGCATTTGTCACGCCTTCATTCACGTCTTGGTTGGGGTTGGCATAATCGCGCTTGGCCTCGTTCATCACACGCTGTTCCCAGCCCGATTGCATGCCTTCCTGTAATCCTTCTGTGGCAAAGCCTTTACCTATGGTTTTCAACAAACCATCTTCTGTACCATTGACAGCCCTGTTACGCAACAAGCCCATCGCACCGCCACCAGTCGCCATGCTGATAAGGCCCGTGCGTATTGCCGTCTTGGCAAACACATCGTTGGCGGCCTTTTTAGATAAGATGTCCCGTGTCTGGTAAAGGCGTTCTTCCGGTGACAGGTTCTTGTCGGTTTCGTTATGGTAAACGTCCTTGAACATCGGATGTTCGGCAAGCTTGTCCAGTGGCGTTTGCCGTATCTCATCCTGCACTTGCGCGGCATTGCTCGCGCCCGAGTAGATACCTTCAGACGCGGAAAAGCCCAACGCCGAACCTATAGCAGTGCTTATGTGTGCTGGGTTTATATGGCTTGCCACGCCTTCAGCCAATCCTTTGCCCAACACGCCTGTACTGGCTATCTTGGCTATGCCTTCGCCAAGCTTTACTGCTTTTGCCATGCCAGTGGCAACATGCGCCAAACCATAACCCGGGGCCATCATAGTCACCATGCCGGGGACTGATCCGGATATGTCCTGTATGGCAGTGCCTAAGTTGTAACCGCCATAATTCCCGTCCTTGTCCTCAATCGTCTTTTGCGCGTCCTCTTGCGCGGCTTGCGATTGCTGTGCCGTCAACGTGTCATTAACCCTGCGGTTTGACTCTTCTAATAAATGCGACACCTTATCTGCGCCCAAGGCATTAAGCCCCATGCTAGCCAAGCTGCTGGCATCGGAAACCCCTTTAAGCATCGGTATAGAAACATAGCTCCTAAAATCCCCCGCTTCCTCCGGCTTGGGTTCTTCCGGCTTAAGCCCAACAAAATCACCCGTATAGCCGCGCCTTCTGGCATCCTGCATCAGCTCTTCGTCTGATTTACCGGAAAGGCTAGGGTTTATTTGTCTGGCATAATTTAAGTCTATGGCCATTTTCTATGTCTCCCGATATTATTAAATTTATTGATTTTTTTGTTGGCGAGGAATTAATTCAGCTAATCTCTTAAGTTTTTCTTCTTTATTATATTCCTTGCTATCCATTATTCTGATAATTTCTAAATTAGGCTCAGTTTTTTGGTTATAAGTGTTATATATCCCTTGTGCCTGTTCCATGTACATCTTTTGTTTGTCTTTTCCAACAAGCTTGTCTTTTACCGATTTGCCATAGTCTTTTGTCGCATCCCAAATGTCTTGAAAAGGATGGGCTTCTTCTGGAGGTTGATTATTTGTCAAAACATTCAAGCCTGGTTTTTCATCTGTGGGGCCATACATGCTTTGTGTTTCTTGTTGGTTTGCCATTTGTGCAATCTGTTCAGCAGTAACCACTTTGTTTGTTTTTCGATTAATCCATGCTTCTTGTGTAACTTCCTTTCCATCTGCATCTTTTACTTTTTTACCATATTGGTCATAAACTGGTATTTTTACATTTACCCACTCATTTGTTTTTTCAAGCTTTTTGCCCTGATTGATAAGAGAACTGATATGCGACCTTATCTGCGGGTTGCTGTTCAGTTCATCAATCAATGCGGTATGCCCGTTGATCTCATTGGCAATATCATCGCCTGAAAAAGCAGCAATATTGCTGTTGTCCGGGTTTAATGGTTGCCTGTCAGTTGTCATAACGGCGGGCTCGATAACTCCACCTTGTTTGGTGACTGCCAAATGAATGCCAAACTTGCCATTAGGCTTGCCCTGCCCGTCATTTATCGGAAAAATGCCTTCAACCTTTTTATCCAACACATCTTTGCCGTCAACGCCATTATTTATATGGTGCTTAAATATCGTGTTGAACGCATCTATGGCTTGCGGATTGTTTTTACTTGTTATGTCGCCACCCTGATAGTTTTTTAGGGTGTCTTGCAGCGTTTGTGCGGCATAATGGTATTTGTCAGGGTTGTCGTAAACGTCATATAAATTAAAGCTTTTGGCGGTTAACAAATCATTGTGCAGTTGGTCTAAGCCTTGTTTGTTTGTTGGCGGAATAAATTTTCCGTCATCATCCAGATAATTTTGCAGCCGTTGGGTGGCTTCTTCTGTCTTTTGTTTTTTTTCAGCCAGCTCCCTTTCAGATCGGTATGTATTGGCGGTTTCATTATGCAATGCGGCAAGTGATTGTGCATTTATTAACGCGGCATTTGCCGCTGCGGCTTTATAGGCTGCGTTACTATTGACTTCTCTGTCATTGGCATTGGCTTTTTGCTTATCAATCTTCCTGTCTTCATCCGCCTTGTTTTTTTGATAATCAAGCTCGTTCCGTTTTAATTTGTTTTGTTCGCTGTTTTGTGATTTAACCTCGTTCAAGGTGGCGTTCTGCAAGCCATACGTCTGCTGGAACTGCTTGTCCTGCTGTTCCAACGCCGCCCTGCGTTCCTCTTCCTCACGCTTGGCCTTCATGGTTTCGTTCACCATGCCGTAACCTTGTGCAAACCCGTCAGCAAATGACATAAATCCCCCTAGTTAAACAATCCGCACAAACCGGCAATCGCCGCCGCCGCACCTATGCCAAGGCCGATCGGCCCTAACGCCCCAAGTTCAGGCATTGAAGCCATCAAGCCAGTTTCACCAGCCGCTTCGCCTCCAGTTGCCAATGCGCCTTCCCCCAATGCCTCGCCTCCTGCCACGGTTGCATCGGGCGCAAGCGATGCCAGTTCCGGTGTCAATGATTCTGTTGCCGCCGCTGTACCGGATGCGCCCAATGCGCCAGTACCGGAAGAACCAATCACCCCCATTCCTGCACCTGACAAACCAGAACCGCTGCCTGACAAGCCACCAACTGTGCCGGACAGGCTTGTTGCAGGTGCGCCGCTTGCCAAGGTGGACATTTCCGGTGTTATTGAAGAAACTGCGGCGGCGTTTCCAGGCGCACCTAACGAAGCCGCTTTTCCAGCTCCTGAAAGGTAACTGGAAATCTGCGGGTAGGCCGCTATGCCCAACGCGCCCAGTGAACCCGCCATCTGCCCTTGCGCCTGTGCTTTTGCCGAGCGGTTAGCCATCGTCATATTAGCCCGTGCCGCCTGTAGCTGGTTGGCAAGCTGTGTCGCCTGATCGCTGGCATTCAGCGCACCTTCTAAGTTTAGCCGTCCTGTCTCAAGCAAATTGTTCATTATTTTTGCCCCACTGTCGCCGCTGCGCCCAATCCGCCGCTCATCACGGCATTCTTAAGGTCTTGGTCGGCCTGTACGGTTGAATTGTTGGCGTTCGCATTGCTCGCCGCGTTTGAAATGCCCGTGTTGGTTGCCAAGGCTTGGCTTTGCAATGCGTTCATGCCTTGCCCAAAACGTGACAAGTCGCGTGACTGCTGCCCCGCCGCGCTGGCATAGGCATTGTTCACGCCCGTCTGTGCGTTTTTAAGGCTTTGCGGCAAGAATGTAGTTTGCAATCCCGTTCCCATCTGGCTGATAAGATTGTTTTCCTGAGGCTGGAAACGGTTCTGGTAGTCCTGCCATTGTTTGTTGATCAGGTCGGCATTGGCGTTTGAAGCCACCGTGTCAATGGAAGAGGGTATCTGGCTAGGTGCTGAACTGCCCATCACGCCCTCGCATTTTGGTTGATGTATTTATTGGTGAGCGCCGCCATGCCCATCCCCGCAACCGTTCCGGGTATGGCAAGATTGTTCTGCTGCTGCTCAAAGGCATTTCCGGCGTTTTGTTGCTGCCCCGTCACTGACTGTTGGGCAACCGAACTTAGGCCTTGTATCGCCCCTGTAGACTGTCCTTGCCCCATCGCCACAATGCCTTGTTCACCTTGCAGCATCCGGTTAGTCACGCCTTGGTTGGCGGTGTTGGTGGCGTTCGCCTCGCTTGCGGCTTCCGGCAAATAATCGCCCATGCCAAGCCGTTGCCCACCCATAGACGCGCCCACATTGCCTGTTTGCGGCCCATTGGCTTGCTTAAGCGTGGTCGCTGCCATACCAGCCGCCGTGTCATGGTTGCCTTGGCTGTCCATGTTGGCGACTTGGTTCATCCATTGGTTTTCCAGCGGGACATACTTTTGCTGGTAATACTGCCACTTTTGGTTGGCGACATTTGCCAATGCGCGTTGTTGCGGGTTGTCTTGGTTGACAATCTGGGAGCCTCCGCCACCGCCGCCATAAAACTTGACGGGCAATAACAGGCAAAAAGGCCATAGGTTCTTAACCTTCATACGGGTTTCCTTACGCCCTCTCGGCGTTAGTCTTAGTTTACGGCGTAAACTCAGTGCTTGCCTTGTAAACCCTGAGTTTACCGGGCAAACTAATATTTACTTAAGTATCATGGTTTACCTTGATACCCCTTTCTTCCATACGTTTTTTGATGGATTCCAATCGGTGTTCAAGTTGCCTGACATGAGAATCGCTATAATGCATGTTCAACAAATATGCCTCTTCAACCGTGACAGTTCCCTTACAAAGCAAACCATTTAATATTTTTGTCCTTTCCAACTCGGCAACCGCCTTGTTAAGTTCGCTTTGCCATTCAAACGGCGTTTTTTTGTCGTCCATGTGTTTTTGATAATTTTCAAATGCGTTGTCACCACTTATAATAGAGCTGCTTCCCATAATTACCTGCCTAAATTGCAATTTTATATTCGCTGACGCATTGCCAGCCGTTTTTCTTGGCGACGCGCCTGAACCCCTCACGGGGCGATCGGAAAACTATCGAGGTGGCATGGATGGATTTTGCAATCAGGGCAATATCCTCACGGTACATTTCCAAGCCGTCATCCGCCATACTGTAACATAACCATACAAAAAGCTCCTTAGCCAATGTGTAAGGGTTTTCCTGTGGCTGCACAACGACAAAGCCATCTTTGCATGTATAGCAGAATGCCCTGCCCATCAGGCATTGCGCGTAAACGTCCTCGGGCTTCCAGTCCATGCCCAAACCCTGTATCTCTTCCACAAACGGCTTTATGGCATCCCATACTTGCCGAATGTCACACAACTCAAAACGCCCGAATGTCATACCGCCCCTATGCAACGCCACTTGCTTGTCACGCCATTATATAAAAAACTGGCCGTCAGCTTGTTGGTGGAAACAGTGGTTGTCGGCAATGCCACCGTGCTTGCCTCAAATGCGCCACCCCAAGTGATTGCCCGTGCCGCCGTACCCGTTATTTCAATCAACAACGCATCGCCTTCATTGGGTGTTCCCGTCATGGTGAACCCGGTTATTGCAACCGCCAATCCCCTAATTTGGAATATGTCACAATTGTCAGTGTTGACGGAAGGCGTAGCCGTTGACGCAACCTGTATCACACGCCTTGTGTTGCGTTTGTTTGTGAATGTTATTGCTGAACTGGAATAACTTGACAGTTGGCTTGCCACATAAGTCAAAGTGGCATAACTTGACAGTTGGCTTGCCACATAAGTCAAAGTGGCATAACTTGACAGTTGGCTTGCTACATAAGAAACGCTGGCAAATCCTTGGGTGGCAACAAATGCGGAAACAGCAGACCACGAAGGGAACAAGGACGTGCTTGCGCTATCACTTTGATTGTTGCTTTTGTTTGCCGTGTTTTCAGGCGTGTAACCCAGTGCATTAAATATCATTAGGTTAGTTATGACATTGTTCACAGATTCCGATGTCACCTGTGTGAATGAATTGACACCCTCGCGCACCGCCGACAAAAAGTTCTTTAATATCGGGTCGCTAACATTGGGTACTGACGGTACTTTCCTTGTCATGACAACTCCCCAACACTGTTGGCAATGGATATTGAATCAACGGAACTCGTGCCTGACAACTGCACATAAAATTCCTTGGAACGGTAGCCGGAAGGCAGCCTAAAAACATTGTTGTCGCTTATCGCCGCACTGAACACCGGGTATCCGTCGGCCCATAACTGCAATGTCACCGCCCCGCTGGCATAGATACGCCCACAAGCCGGGCATATAGGCATAGGCACACGGACAGGCTTGCTCTTCCATGTGAACATCATTGCGTTGCCGGTCTCCCAGCTCCAAATAATGCCGGTGCTGTCCAGCAAATACAGCGTGTCGGTTGACAAATCATTGTAGCCGCCAACAATCGTAGGCAATCCGCTTAATGTCGTCAGCACCGGGGGGCTTTTGCGCATGTCAAACATGAACCCGTTTGCGCCGGAAAACCCAACATAAACGCCTTCATAGTAAAACCCGTACAAGGCCGCCGGAGGGAACGCCGCCTGCCATTGCGGCAAGGTATAAAAATCCAAGGTGGCGACATCAATCTGCGCCTGCTGTATGGCAATCAGACCGTCCGGTGAAGCAGCCATAACATAGCCGCCCATGTCCACACAGCTTTTGCGGAACGGTACGGATTGTGCGCTGTCAATCTTGATTGCCGTCAGCAAGTCAGGTGATGTGCCGGTGACAAGGTAAGGGTTTCCCTGTGTGAACACCACAATAGAATCCGTTGTGACCGCCAATGCCGTTATCGGGAACGGAAACGCAAGCTCATTGTTGGGATTCCATGCATGGGGCATGAACAGTTCGCTGACACACAAGGTGTTGCCGTAATAACCGACAAAAAACCCGCTGCCCGTTGACTTTAGGCCAATCATTGCGGGGGGCGGCGCAAACCAGTTGTTTGATGGTAATGTTTCGCCCAATGCAGTGTCGGAAATGCTGTCGGCATACGACAACGTGCCTATGGCAACATCGGCAACAAACTCAAACGTGGTGCTGTTAGTTCCTTGTGCGGTGCGGTAAATTCGCCTTAAACCTGTGCCAAGGTTGTAATTGGTGAGCGTTTCCGTACTGAAACCCAGCGTCACGGTTTGCCCGTTTTGTACGGAAATGACAGCCACCGGGGTTTTCATGGGCGGCCCTTCCTCGCCCAACGGCGACACATAAGTGAACGTGTAAAACCGCTCATAGGCCGTGCCTGTGCCAGTGCCGGAAACAACCGCGCTGGCTATTTTCCCGTCCGAAGGTTGCGGTATGCCCAGCCTGTAACCATTCGGTGTTCCATTCCCCGACGGCCTTCCCGTAAACGTGTATTCAGGATAGCCCTTTGAAGGGTCGGTGTAATAAACCCTGCCATACAAATCAGCCGGGACAGGGCCCATTGCAACATCGACATTAGGCGAATCCCAATACAACCAAGGTGGTGATGAATATTTGTAAATGGTGGAAGGCACATAGCCCAATGTGCCGGATGGGGAAGCCGCCACCTGGGTCAAACCGTTCAATGGCCTGATAGAACCACGGTCAACACGTAGGTTTTGCGCCACGGTTGCCATATTGGTGTCCAGCAGAGGCGGGTTGACTTTAGGGGCTATGCCGCCAAACTGGCCTATGCTGATGCTCATTGCATTGCCTTGTCATTGTTGGCGTTGGTGTCGCCGCTGAACTTTCCGCCAATCGCCTGCATGAACATCTGGTAATGCGCTTGGCTGCGCTGCGCTTGGTTGGCGCTGTCTGAATCCTTGGCAAATGCACGGTACAACACATAATCCAGCAACGCATTGCGGTAATACGGCATTATTGTTATCTTTTCGCCTATTGCACAATTGGTTATCTGTTGTGGTATCTGCGCATATATTATTTCAATGTATTGCGGGTAATTGGGTTGTGGTGGCCAAACATAAAATGCCGAGTTGTTGTCCACTGCATCATACATTGCATGGACAACCGATCCGGATGGGACATCGCTAGTCCATGACGGATAAAACCTGTCCATTGTTTTTCTGCCTATTTGCCTTATTGCCGCGCCCGGTGTCTTTCCGTCTACGCCCATATTGCGGACAAACTCGACAATGCGGATAGAGTCCTCCGGGGCTGATTGCAGGCTTCCCGCAACCAATTGTATTTGTTGGGTGTTGGCATTTGAATTGACAACCTGTGTTGCCACCTCAAGTTGTCCGGCATTAAGCCACGACAACAGTTCGCTTTGTGACCAGCGAGAAAATGCGACATCATTCAAAAGCACCGACGCATCGTTAATTATTGATACGGCATCCGTCCGGTAGGAAGGTGCTATCGTTATTGAAAAATCATAAAAATAACCGTCCGAACTGTACCCGTCAACAGAATAATTGAGCATGGCTGGGCCTATGTTTTTTGTCAGTCAAAAGGCATTACATTGTCATTAATGCACGGTAAACGGCATC